GGGTGGTCTTGACATCCACAGTGGTGCCACAGGGCAAAGTTGCGTCGAAGTCGGGGCGTTCATCCAGTTGCAAATCTGGATAAACATTGGTCATCTTGCAGAAAGCGATCTCGGCAGCGATTCCTTCCAGATCAGTTGTCTCGCAGTCCTGCGGCCCCACCTTGCCGTCTTTTGTGTTGGACTTCCTGTTTTGCATATATCTGGACTTTGCCAAGAACTTAGCCAATCTTTGCTCGGCTTCGTTTAATGTGGTCTTAGTCCCGATCTTCAAATGACAGTTAGTCACGACACAACTCCCGAAGATACTACGGTTTGATTGGCGGTTTCGTCAACCCTTTCTGTTCTACCGCCGCCAGACCCATATCCAGCCCATGGTTCGCCCAGAGCGTATTTGGCAACAACCCGGTCGATGCCAAGTTGAACAATTTCGTTCCTGTAGTGTTGGCAGGTCGAAAGACCAGACTCTGGATGTTCGTCATCAAAAAAAGAACAGAGGCGACTACATTTCCAATTGTTTGGGTCGCGGTCAAGAATCCGACTGGGAGCGTTGTCTCTTTTGATCTTCTCAAACTCACGACGGATCATCTGGAGGGTGTCGGGCAGATCGGATCGTTGCAGGCAGAGAGAATAAGGACCACCATCCTGCACAAAAAAGATCGTCATTAAGATATCGTCCTCTGGATAAAGCTCGCACAATGCATAATGATATAGACGAAGCTGAAAATCTTCGTACATATCTTCGTATTCTTTTACCTTGTCTTTTACCCAGCATCGACGCTTGCCTGTTTTCCAATCGATGTATTCGATGAGTCCAGGCCTCACCCTGGTGACGAGATCCATCGTGCCACGCAAAATCAATTGGCCTTCGTAGCGACGGCCATCAGGCAGGGAATATTCGTACTTGGCCCAGTCGTGCGGCAGAGTGATTTCAAAATATTGCTCTGGCATGACAACATTGCGATTGACCGGAGAGAACATGCCGTCGTTAAACAGCAGGACATCCCAAGTCCATTGTTCACATTTTTTACGATCGCCTTTGGTCCAAGGATGAATAGTCCTTTCTGGGTTGGTGTAGTGATCCCAACCAGCTTCTATAGCCAATTCCGGAGTGAAGGTGGCCGTATCAAACTCTTTTTCAACTTCTGGATCAGAAAAAGTTCGCTCTCTATTTTGATGCGCTAATTTTTTGCGGGCCAACAACTCCAGGGCCTTGTGAACAATATTGCCAGATTCTGCTTTTTTGCCGGATGGTTCCTTGTGTCCTAAGTTGCTTGTGATAAAGAACTTATGAGGACACCACCCGTAAGATCCAACTGAGCTGGATCGCAAAAAAGTGACGATCAACGGTAGCTCCTTCTCAGGGATTTTATGGCGGCTTCAAGCTGTTCTTCGCGAGACATGCCGATATTGTCTATCAACACATCAAAAGAATAGTCGTCTAAAGCATTTTCGCTAGTATGATTGTCACCTTTTTCACCTCGTGTTAAACCTATGACGATTCCACCATCTTCTTTGATGGCTTGGCACTCGTTGGGAAAACGCAGGTCGGCAACGACATAAATCCCTTTGGAGTCTGACTTTTCCTCGTATTGCGCAATTGCGTTCAATGTTGCGTCAATGTGAACTTTCGGGTACATTTTGCGACAGATTTCGGTGCCAAAATATTGAAGCACCTCCCGCACGCTCATGACCCCGGAAGGTTTCGGATTCGTCATCAGCGGGTAGGTGGGCATATCCTCCCATTTCAGATGGGTGGGCTTTTCCTTGTCCTGCTGGGTGCCATAGACCAACTCAGCCTGAAGACCAAGCAGCTTGATGCACACTTCCTTGAGTGTGTCGGCCATATGGAAGACCTTGCCGCCGCCGAAATAACTGTTGATGCGGTAGGAACTTCTCACCAAATCCATGGCCAAAGTGTCTTTACCGGCACCCTTGCGTCCAGCGATTCCTATCAGCATTACTTGAGTCTCCCTAAAATCTCTTTCATTTCGTCGACAGACAAATCGGCAGGATCGCGTCCCTTGCCAGCCTGGGCTGAAAGCACTCGAAAAGACCGAGAAAGCTGGCTGATGATTTTTTGTGAAGCTATCTGGCCAGCCTCATCGTCATCCAGGAAGACGATCACACGGCTTGCTCCAGATGACTCCAGCAGGACTTGCTGGGCATCGCTCAAGGCAACGCCAAACAGTGCCACCGCATTGTGATAACCGGCTTCCCAAAGGCGCCAAACATCACAGGGGCCTTCAGTCAGGATGATGGTTCCGTTGCGACGAGCATCCCGAAACGCAGCAAACTGGTTGTAAAGGACGCGGGAGCGGGAGAACCCCTCGGAATGACGCCACTTTGGCTGCATGTCCCCGATGGCCCGGGCAGAAAAACCAACGGCCATGCGGCCCGTGTAGTCATAAACGGGGACAACAGCGCGGCCAGCAAAAGGCCCCTGCTTCGTGTCGCCGACATCGAAATGGTTCAAGACCTCCTGGCCAAATCCGCGCCCCTGGAAGAACTTGCTGGGTATCTCCATCCGGGATCGGACAAGATCACGCCCCCATTTGCCCACGGGACCGCTCTCGACCTGCATGATCCGGGTTGCCGTGACGAATTCCCGCTGACTCTTGTCAACCTGGGGTATGTCTGCCCCCGGGGCAATCGCCAACAGAGCCGAAAGAAACTTCTCGGTTTCTGCGACCGTGGCGACCTTGTCTCCTTCAGCGACCCACCCGTAACGCTGGCGGGACAATGCTCCCCGCACAAACCCGAAAGTGTCATCCCGGAAGACTTTCTCGCAACCACGAGTGAAGCATTGCCAGTAGCCCATCGAGGCGTTGTAGTAAACCCTACAGCCGGTCGGGTTGTCGCCACCATGGACTGGGCATGCCGTAAAGAAGGAATTCTCGGCAGGCTTGTACTCCAGCCCGAGGGCGTCAAGAACAGTCTCCAGCTTTTGGGTGGCGGCAGCTGCTATTTTGCGCAGCCGCTCAAAATTCTGCGGACTCTTGGGGGGGATTGTCGAAGCCTGACCGCGTGGGTTTGCTTCGGAGTAGTCCGTTCCGCGTCGGTCCTTCCTTGAGTCTGCCATATTCGTACTGCCCCTGAATGTTGATGTAATCCCCACCATCAAGACCCTTGCCGTGCCGAGACACCACCGGAATGAGCTTCAGGTTGTACCTGACCCCGTCCGGACCCACACCCTCTTCGGCCATTTCCTCCTGGGACTTCCACTTGTAGATGCTGAAATTTGAGCAGAGCCAGATGATGCGGTCGGAACCGCTGGCCGTGCTTGTGTCCTCGGCGTTGATGCCGTCCCGGTTCAACTGGACAAAAGCCAAGACGGGCACCTGATAACGCACCGCAAAATTGTGCAAGTTAGTCATCAGGAAGCCCAACGCCTGGAATTCCGAGATGTTCTTGGTGATGCTGCGGTCGTCCATCAGCTTGATGTAATCGAAGACAATGAGAGCCGGTTTGGTCTGTCCAGACTCGTCGAAACCGACATGCCGGTACAGCCAGCGACGCATCGACCCGACCGTCTCCTCAAACGGCTGGCCAGCGATGGAGGCATAGTGGTAGGGGATGTTCTTCAGCTTCTCCTTGGCCTCATAGACCGCCTTGGACTTCACCTCGTCGGCGCCAAACTTGCCACTCTTGACATCGTCCACGGTCACATTGGCTAGGTTCGCCAACATGCGGTGCCAATGTTCCTTTGCGGACATTTCCGTGTCCAGGTTGAGCACGGGAATATTCAGCTTGGAGGCGACATGCAGGGCGATATTGTCTGCCAGCTGGGTTTTGCCTGTCTTGGGTCGGGCACCGATGACATTGACTGTGCCACGCTGGAACCCCCCGCCAATGGCGGCATCGTACTGAGGAAGACCAGAACTGATCCCCATGACATCTGACGGGTTTGCGGCCAGATAGTCGATGTATTCGTCCAGATCCTTGGAGATATGCGCCAGGCTTTCCGACTGGTTGCCCAGGCTCCCAACGAAATTGAAAACCGCTTCTTCACCGATCCCCAAGATTTCGCCCAGCGTCTCGTCCCCGGAAATGCTGGCCAATTTCTGGGCCGACTCCTTCATCACTTCCGAGAATTCGTTGGCCTTGTGCAGTTTCACCAAACGCGCAGCCAACCTGCGCAAATTGGCTGGCTCAACCGGAGTAACAGCAAGGCCCGCA